TCTAAGGGCGTAATATTTTTCCCCCGTGGCGGCGACACATGCCCACGGATGATTATTGAGGCAAAGCTGCTTGATTGTGAATTAATTCTTAACGACAACGTTCAACACAAAGACGAAGAGTGGTTCCGGACGAGAGAAAAAACACTAAATTACTTAAAACAAAGAACTGAGGTTTTTTGGGCAGAGATAGAAGACGTGGCTGCGGAGTGCCTATATCTACCCAAAGCACAACAGACGAAAGAAGAGACTCATTTTAAGATCATAACTCCTTTTTACAATTGTGAGTCGTGGATTGCAAAATGCATTGCAAGTGTGAAGCGGCAAAATTACGATAATTTTGAGTGTGTTTTAATTGATGATCTTTCGACAGACGGCTCCGTTGCTGTGGTTGAGAAGAGCATAAAAGATGATAATAGGTTTACGCTGATTAAAAATGGTAAGAAAAGGTACGCTCTCGGGAATATTGTAGAAGCAATAAGAAGTCTTGAGTGCAATGATGAGGATGTGGTTATTCTTCTGGATGGCGATGATTGGCTTTCGTCGGCTAATGTCCTGAGCGAGCTAGACAGTACGTATGAGGATTGCTTGATGACTTACGGCAGCTATGCGCTAAACCCAGGAGGCCAACGAGGTCCCGAGCCCTCTGAGTACCCTAGAGAGGTGGTTGAGAATAACTCCTTTAGGAGGGACCGATGGCGTGCATCGCACCTTAGGTCTTTTAAGCACAAGCTATGGAAAAAAATAGAAAATAAAGATTTAAAAGACAAAGATGGTGGGTACTATAAGATGGCTTATGACCAAGCTATTATGCTGCCGTTATTAGAACTGGCCGCTGAGAGATCAAAATACATTTTCAACATTATGCATATCTACAACAAAGACAATCCTCTGAACGTTGACAAAATTAAAGCAAAGCAGCAGAGTAATCTGGCTCAACAAATTCGCCAGAAGTCGCCGTATGTGAGGATGGGGCATGAATAAGCGTGATGTTGGAATCATAGGGAATGGTTTTGTGGGATCTGCTGTCATTAGCGGTTTTTCCCTACACACAAATATTAGGATTTATGATATAGATCCTAATAAAGCCACTCATTCCCTACAGGATGTGATTAATCTGTCTAAGTTTGTTTTTGTCTCGGTGCCCACCCCCATGAAAGACGCACTAGGGGGGGCTATAGACACGACTATTTTAGATTCGGTTTTAAAGCAGATTTCGCAACTTAACAAACGAGAAGATAATATTTTTATAATTAAATCTACGGTGATACCTGGGACGGTTGAAAGGCTTGTTGAGAGGTATCCCCATCTTAACATTGTCTACAGCCCTGAGTTTTTAACTGAGCGGAGTGCAAGGTTGGATTTTATTAACGCATCTCGTGTTATTTTAGGGGGCAAGAATCACCTTTTGGAAGAGATTGAACAACTTTTTAGGATTAGGTTCCCTTACCTTAGAATTATTAAAACAGATATAACAACGGCTCAATTCATAAAATATATGGCTAATTGCTTTTTTGCGACAAAAGTCTCTTTCGTGAATGAGATGAAGCAGGGGGCAGATGCTTTGGGAATTGAGTGGCATGATGTTATGCATGGTTTTGTTTCTGATGGAAGAATCGGAAATTCTCATTTAGATGTTCCCGGACATGACGGCCACAATGGATTCGGGGGTAAATGCTTTCCAAAAGATTTGAATGCGTTTATAGCTTTGTTCGAAGATATTAATATTGAACCTACGGTGATGCGTGCTGTTTGGGAGAAGAACTTAGAAGTTCGCGATGAGTACGACTGGAAACACATCAATGGAGCCGTTAGTGAGGATTCATGAAGTATGAATTTGCACCTAGAAAATATTAACCTTCGTAGCACGGCAGGGCCAAATCACTTTGGGTCTAAGCTCATGAAGTATATGCTTAAAGAGGGTGTGACTTTTGACATACACAATAAGCCTGATGCTATTTTGTGCTTTATAGAAAGCACAAGAGGAGCCTTCGGGGAGACCCCCCTCATACAGCGGCTAGACAATATATATTTCAATACGGAACAAAATTATAAAGCTCAGAATGCGAACATCAAGAGAACATATGATGGTGCCGCTGGGGTTGTATTTCAGTCCGAGTACAGCCAGAATCTTATTACGAGATGGTTCGGTCATCACCCGAAGTCTGTGGTGATTCACAATGGTGCTGATATTGAATACATTGGTTCGGCCAGACCATTTCAGCACTCAAGGATTGACAAGTATGAAAAAATTTGGTGTTGCGCAGCATCATGGCGCCCACATAAGAGGCTAGAAGAGAATGTTAAATACTTCCTTGAACACGCTGGCGAAGACGACTGTTTAATAGTAGCTGGTGCTGGGTTCGAGCGAATACATAAGAGCGATCGGATATTGTATGTTGGCGAATTAAATATCGCACAGTTAACTTCTCTGTATAAAAGGGCTGATTACTTTGTGCATCTTGCATATTTGGATTGTTGCCCCAATGTGGTAGTAGACGCTAGGGCGGCTGGGTGTAAAATAATTTGCGCTTCTTCGGGAGGGTCTAGAGAGGTGGCGGGGGCTGAGGCAGTTATTATTCAAGAAGAAGAGTGGAACTATGAACCGATAAAGCTTTACTCGCCACCTAAGTTGGATTTCGATAAAAAGGTTAAAAATGGTTATGAGATGAAGTATGATATGGCTGACGTTGCTAGGTTTTATATGGATTTTCTGGAGTCGTTTTATGAAAGTTAATTATTTTGATCTTGGGTCCTGTGAGGGGGTAGAGCTACTATGGATGGCGGGGCAGATACTTCCTTCTTTAAAGGTTGAGAATTTTTCTATCTATGGCTTTGAGGCATCGAAACCGTATGCGGATGGACTTAAAAGTAGGTTTAAGCTTAACCCAAATATTACTATTTGTCATAAAGCGATTAGCGATACTGAAGAGGAGATCAGGTTATATCACGCATCTAACGGTCTGGGGCACTCTATTTTTTCCACGAAAAATAATGTCTCAAAGGATAGGTTTGAGAGAGTAGAGTCAATCAGGTTCTCTAAGTGGATAGAAGAAAATAATATCGATTTAGAGTCGAGCTTCAATATAATGAAGGTAAATATTGAAGGGGCCGAATGGCACTTGTTTAGAGATTTGATAGAGAATGACTTGGTTAAACATTTTGATATTTTCTGCGGAGCGGGGCACGATATTGAGAAGATCGAAGAGCTATCCCCTCATGTAGAGGAGTATTATTCTTTATTGGAAGAGAATAACATCCAGACCCACAGGTTCAGCGAGTGGAAGCCAGAGCGGAACGCTGATATTAGACAATTGATTCTCGATACTTTACCTTTGAAGTGGAGCGGGAATATTGAGGATATAGAGGTCTCACCCAACCACAGAGAGATATGGGAGGGTGTGGCATTACCTGTCCAAGAAAGAAAGGCTCACAATCATAATCTCCCCACAGAGAGGGCATTAAGATGCTTTGACGAACTATCCAAGAGACCAAGTTATCTGTGTAATATTGCTCGTCTTAACGGAGTGAAGAATATCGTTGAAGTCGGCACGGCACAGGGGCTGCAATTTTTTTCATTTGCTGAGTATGTTAAAGAGGCGAAGAATGATGGTCATGTTTGGAGTTGCGATATAGTGGATGTTCGTAATAAAGAATATAGTGAAAAATACAAAGAGTATACCACCTTCTTTTTAGGTAATAGTGAGAAATTATCTTCTGTTTTGGAAGAAGCAGAGGCAAAAATAGATTTATTTTACATTGACGGCGCTCACGACAAGGGCGATGTCGTGAGAGATGTTTATCATCTTAGAAAGCACCAGTCAGAAGATCCAATTTGGATTTTTGATGATTTCGATGATAGGTTTGGGTGTTATGAGGATATATCTGCGCTTGTGAAGATTAATCCTAAATTTAGAGCCTATAGGGTTGGGGACGCCGCCTCTGGAAATCCAAACCATCAAGTTATTATTTTTGGAAGATTATAAGGGAGGACACATGATAGAAAGTTTAGATTTTGAGACTCTGGAGTTTAATTCCAGAAAGCAAGTGCTTGTAGGCACAGACACGACAGGTAAGTTTCTTATCAAGATAGAGGTCGTAAAGAACAGCAATAAAGAAAGAGACATTCAGGAAGAGTACGAAATATTAAAGCACCTAAATGACAGTGGATGCAATACGTGTCCGGTGGCACACGAACTGGGTGTTATTTCGAAGGACGACATAAGCTCTAAGGTGAAGGAAAAAGAGATATTAGACGCCACTGGTAAGTCGGACTTCTATTACATAATCCAAGATTATTTACCTGATAGGGGTGATTACACTTTAGCTGACATAATTCTAACGCTAATTGAGCAAAAAAAGCTAGGAGTCTATCAAGGAGACGTAAAGCGACAGAATATTAGATTCGATCCTGCAAAGAAGATATGCTATTTCATTGATTATGATCAGGCTATTACTCTAAGCCCAGAACAGGTGGAGCTAGATAATACTAGCTTTTTAGAACTTTGTTCCGATTATGATAAGAAGCATGGTTTTGGAGATTGGCTTCGCCATTTTCCAAAGTATGACGCAGAAGACGTGAGTAAATTATTTGTCGAGGAAGCTTTTAATCTTGGGCAAACAACGATATTTAAAACGCAAAATACGACCAATACCGACAGTGGTATGTATCATGCCATCAGAGAGAAGGATATTTTTATAGATGGCCCAAGAGATATCAATGTGAGGGCAAACTTACTAGATCAAGTGGAGTTTCGCCCTAATGAGCAAGTACTGGATATTGGCTGTAATGCAGGGCTGCTCAGTTGGTATTTAGAGGATCGCGAGTGTGAGGTTATCGGAGTGGATAATGACCCCCACATCATAGTTGCGGCTAGAATTATATCAAACATTTTAGGGAGAAATGCGTCTTATTATTATTTGGACGTGGACAAGGTGGATGAAATCAATGGATTTGATACAGTCATGCTCTTCTCAGTTCTCCATCATACGAGAGACATAGCCAAGAATGCAAAGAAAATTAGTGCTTCGTGTTCTAGAATAATTTTGGAGGCGAGGCCTGTGGAGAACGGAAAACAGCCTGTGTCGGCTGGCCATTGGAGATCATCCTCTAACTGGTCGTTTGGTGGTGTGGATGAATTAGTGAATTATTGTGAGAGCATATTTACGGGGTTTAAGCTTAGGAAGAATTTGGGGATAGGTTCTAAAAATCGCTATATACTGGAGTTTGTAAAGTGAGAGATGTCGCAAATGTCGCAATTAAAAAAATATGCAGCAAGCTAGTGAATCATGATAATTATGGGCGTATGGTTAGCAACATAATAGAAAAATCTAAGCTGTTTTCTCAACAATCATTTGCAGACAGTTATTCAAAAGCGTTGGATACTGTCGTCGGGGGAACTAGTGAAGATCGCTTTTAATACGTCACAGCCAAATGCTCCGTGCTCTATGGTTTATTCTGCTGCTCTCCGCGATTTAGAGGGACTAACTCTTTATGACGGAAACCTTTCTTCATATGATGTCGGGCTATTCATGACATATGATCATAAAATTATAAAAGCAGTCAGGCAAAAATTCCCCAACCTCAAGATAGGGCTTATCGATCCGCGCAGCAATGATGTTTTCGAGAGTACACAATATTGTGATTTTCTTATTATCGATAGCATCGAGATGGAGGATTACTGGCGAAAATCGCGCAAGCCTCTCTTTAGTTATGTTGAATATCCAGACATTCCTGACTTAAAGAAGAGGCACGAGAAGAAAGACAAGGTGGTAATTGGCTACCACGGTAACCAGATACACCTAGAGTGCATGGCACATAATATCACCCCCGCGCTCACGGCGCTTGGAGAAGAGTATAATTTAGAATTATTAATTATGCACAACGGTCATCCGCCAACTGGTAAAGAATCGTGGCACCCAGAAAATATATCTGTTAGGCACATCCCGTGGAGCATGGAAAACTATACAAAAGAGTTATCGAAGTCAGATATTGGCATCGTGCCGAATAACATGATTCACGACACCAGCACGAAACACCTCACTAGCACCAACAATAGTTTTAATTATAGTGAGGACGACTATTCGCTGAGATTCAAGATGCCCTCAAACCCAGGGAGACTTGTTATTTTTGGAAAGATGGGCATACCTGTTGTAGCAGACTTTTACCCATCGGCCTTGCAGCTTTTGCAGAATGGCACAGGCTTTGTTGCTCACAACCCGGCTGGCTGGTACTATTGTTTGGAACAACTAATAACCTCTAAAGATATGCGACAAGAAATGGGAAACAACCTTCAAAATTTAGTAAAAGAAAAATTTGATTTCGAAACACAGAATAAAAAATTAGTTTCTTTTTTGGCAAATCTTGAGAGGTAAAGAACGTTCATAGCGAATTATCTTTAACCCCAGGCGCATAATTTTGTAAATGCCTTGAGCCGTACTGATTATGGTACCCCTCATCAACAGTCTTAAAATCATATATGTCGTACTCACAATGAATCTTAACAAACAAACTGTTTAAAATATTATCCCCCCATCGATACTTGTATATTCCACCGTATTTATTGACAGCACCCATCCACTGCTTCCATTCTTTGGTTTCAAACAGCCTCATTTTAAAAATGTAAGAATCCCCACTTGGAAAGAAATGAAAATTCTTATCGCTATCTGGGTCTTTAAGTAAATCTTGCATCCATTTGGACTTCGGCTCAATGTTAAAATGTTTTATGTAGCCTCGTATAAACTTCCATAGATTGAGTCTTGTATCAAAAGTGCCCTGATGTGGCTTTTTTACATGTTGATCAAGAACTTTTATTGCACCAACAAGCTCTTCACGGCCCTCCATAACTTCAAAAAAATCGTAAGGAAGTTCCTTTTCAAAGGTCGACTCATCATCAATACTCAAAACATAATCATATTTCTCAAATTCTGTCTTCGGATATCCATAAAAATTGGCCAAAAAATGACACATATGTAGGTATCCTTTTCGACTTATAGGAAATTGCGTTCTTGAATACCACAAGTCATTTCTATTATAAAACATCTCCTCCTCCGGGACATGCTCTGGGCTCTTATACGGCACAGATATAAAATGCACATTCTCACTGGTCGCAGACCTAATGCTTCTCCTAAAGTTTTCGTCATCATATATGTCATCAAAATAATAAACGTAAACAGGATAGTCATACTTGTGGTTATAATTGTTCCAAAGTGATTCTATACAAGGCTTTATACACTTTTCTCTTGATGAAAGTATGTTAATACATGCGCTAAATTTCTTCATTTCATTACTCCTAAGCTGTCTAAATTATAATTCTTGGGCTTTTGATATATACTGTAGTTTATTATAGTTTTATTATTGCTCATAAATAGATAATCTGCCCACCATCCCGGACTATGGGGCTCTTGTGTGTTGAAAGTTTTAACTTCACTCCAGTTTTTTACTTTTTTTAATTTGTAAGAACTAGGAAAAGTTTTATCCCAAAAAATATCTTCAAAGTAATAGTTAAAAGATGTATCTGTAAGGCTGTTGATACCTTTTTTAATTGAAACATTTGACATTATTAGATGGCCGCCCGGTTTGATAATTTCTATCACCTTAGTTAAAAATTTTTCGATATCAAGTGAGTACCCTAGTGTGTCAAAACAAGTCACAAAATCGTAAGTATCTGTGAGATCGTAGATACTTGAATAGTGTGGAACTTTGTTTATTTTTTTTGAGTAATTACTAAACTTGCTATCAACTTCGACTGCTGAGACAGATTTAAATTTGGAGTTACATTCTTTGACAAAAAGACCGGCGGCGGAGCCTATATCTACTCCTTCGCTCTCACTATTTAAAATATATTTTAATAAATTTATGCGAGATCTAAAAACTTTTCTCCGCCATTTTTCACCATCTAAATAAATTTTTAGATGATCCCCTTCCCACTTTGTACCTTTTGAACTCCATTCTGACTTATGTTTTTTGCGTGTAAAGCCACAATTAGAACAACTAAAGTAGCTACTCTTGATTCTTGTTAATCCCCTTTTGCATAATTCACAATTCATTTTTTCACTTCATTACTCCCAAGCTGTCTAAATCATATTTCGAAACCCAGTTAATATATTTTTGCAATCCGATCTCTATAGAATACTTATTAACATGACCATAGTGTTTCATTTTCTCTGTATTGCTGTTTAATTTTTTGACCTCTCCGGGACGGGGATCGACATGCATTATATTAGATTTCGAATTAGATAATTCAATAATGATTTTTGCAATATTATTAATACTATAATCCTTGCCAAATCCTGTATTGACAACCTCTCCCGCAGGAATATCTTTAGCTATCATATAGCCTTCTATAACATCTTCGATATATTGATAATCGCGAGTTTGTTCGCCGTCGCCATAAACAATTAATGGCTTTCCATCTAGCGCTCGTCGGACGAAGATAGCTATTACCGAACCATACCCCGATGATTTTTGACGTGGGCCAAAAGTATTAAAATTTCTAACAACCCTAACATTAGTATTATAGGTATGATAATAGGACACACACAGTGATTCAGCAGCAACTTTTGATGCAGCATAAGGAGATTGAGGTCTAAGGGGCGATAATTCGCTGTGTGGGCCCGATGCCTCACCATAAACCTCAGCCGAAGAAGCCATCGTCATCGATAAGTGTTTATAACGGGTACAAATATCTAATACATTTTTTGTTCCCTGTAGATTAATTTTAAGAGTTTCGTCCGGACGGATAATCGATTTTTCGACATGTATTTGAGCCGCTAAGTGAAATATATAATCGCAGTCCATTGCCAGTTCTTTTAGAAGTTCCTTATCTAATACACTTCCCTCTACAAAATAAAAGTTTTCATGATTAAAAAAACCTCTAATATTATTTAAATTTCCATTATAAAAATTGTCCAAACATACAACTTGGTGTCCTTCGCTAATTAATCTTTCGCATAAATGAGAGCCAATAAATCCGGCACCTCCGGTAACTAAATATTTAGACATTTTTATTCTCCATTAATGTTTTTATTCTTCTCGCGGTTTTTTCTGCAATCGGACAGTTTCCGCTAATGTTCATTTTTTTATAGATAGGTTGATTGTAAACCACTTCGGGATAGTGGCCTTTTTCAGGGCCTCTCAAGCCCAGTTCAGATTTTATTCCTTTCATGTGTAATTTCATCTGTTCGTATGCCATCAAGCACAAAGGCTCAGCAAGTCTAAAATTAAAACCCAAATAAACGTGATTATATTTTCCTATCTGACCTTGATTACAAATAGCACGAACTTTAACTGAGTCTAGTTTGCTTGTTTTGGGAATACATATCATTCCACCCTCAAACGTAGAAATGTTTTTAGTTTTATAGAAACTAAATGTTCCTACATCGCTCATCATGCCGGCGTATTTGCCACAAGGAGTTGTTGCTCCAAAAGCTTGTGCGGTATCTTCAACAACTATTAAACCATACTTTTCAGCAATTTTATTAATCTTTTTCATATCACAGACGCGGCCGTACAAATGTACCGGCACTATTGCTTTTGTTTTTTCTGTTATTGCTGCTTCTATTTTGTCAGGATCGATTAACAATGTATCCGGATCAATATCCACAAACACCGGCTTCCCGCCAGCTATGAGAATAGCGTTTGAAGTAGCAATAAAAGTAAAGGGTGTTGTAATAACCTCATCATCTTCATCAAAGTCCATTGACCACAAAGGAGCAATGAGGGCAGCCGTACCGTTATTAACAGCAATGCAGTCTTTTAAATCAAATCTTTCTTTCACATATTCTTCAAATATATTTCTAACTACAGCCGGCATTCTAAATCCATGAATGTTTTGTATCTTTCTGCTACACGCATCATATCATAATCCACATCCCATTCATTGTTAATCCCTTTTGCGAAATCCATCAATGAAAATATTAAAGTTTCATTTTTTGAGCCGGTAGCTGAAAATAATTATTCATCGCTGTATAATATAAAAAAACAAGGGAGAGAAATAAATGTCTAGATGTTTAGTAACAGGCCACAGAGGGTATATTGGTTCGCACCTGCATAAGGCTTTAAAAGAATTAGGCCACGAGGTTATTGGTATTGATTTGGTTGATGGCCGAGATATAAATGGTGTTGAAGGTCTAGCAGAGGGAACAGATGGAAGCTTTCAGCCGCATTGGGCGAACTTTAAACCTGAATACATTTTTCATTTAGCATGTATTCCGAGGGTTGTTTATAGTATGGAAGAGCCTGTGCTTACGATGGCCAACAATGTGTTAGCCACTAGTAACGTGTTGAATTTTGCTAGAAAGGTTGGCACGAAGCGTGTGATATACTCAGACTCGTCTTCTGTGGTTGGCAACGGGGATGGCCCTACAAGCCCTTACGCGTTGCAGAAATTGGTTTCGGAGATGGAGTGTAAGCTATATGCTGACTTATACGGTCTTGATACGGTATCGTTGCGTTATTTTAATGTATATTCTCCGGATCAACAAGCAGGCAGCGCATATGCTACGGCGGTGGCTAATTTTATGCAACACATAAGAGAAGGAAAAAATCCATTTATCACTGGGGACGGGGAACAACGTCGTGATATGGCCAACGTCAAGGATGTGGTGTCGGCAAATATTTTTGCAATGGAGCACAAAGAAAAGCTTGGTGGACAACATTTTGATGTAGGAGTGGGCTCTAATATATCTTTAAATGAAATAAAAGATGTAGTATTAAAATATTTTCCAAATGTACACTTTGATTACACACCCCCCCGCGCAGGGGAGGTGTTATGTACAAAAGCAAACATGAGCCAATTAAAAGAAATTGGCTGGGAATCAAGAATTAATATTAACGAAGGTATTAATGAGTGTTTTAGAGGACTAAAGAGAGAGCTAAATGATCAAGCGTGAAGAGGACAAAGAATGAAGATAGGAATAGTTGGCATAGGTGTAGTAGGGGCTGCGGTTAAACATGGTTTTGAAAGTGTAAAACGATATGATTGGCGTAAAACTGATCATTCACATGTTGACGACTACAGTTAATCGTGTTTACCGCACATGGATAAAGAAAATGGTTTAATTATGAGTTTAAATGTGGAGTGTATAAAGTTGTAGAGCGTTATAGATGAGGCGCGAGCTTTTGAGTTTTAATATAAAGGAGAGGAGAAAATGTCATTTTGGAAAGATAAGAAAATTTTAGTAACCGGCGCTCACGGTTTTGTAGGGCAGAACTTGATGAATTTGTTAGGTAAAAAAGAATGTAATGTTTTAATGCCCAACAAATTGGAACTAGATTTAACCAAAGAAGAAGAAGTTAAATCCTATTTTTTTAATCATAGACCTAATATTGTATTACATTTGGCAGGCAAAGTAGGAGGAATCGCCGCAAATAAAGCAGCGCTTGGAGAGTTTTTCTATAAAAACATTATGATGGGTACCCTCGTGATGGAATATGCAAGACAAGCGGGTTGTGAAAAGGTGGTTGCTCTTGCGGCTGGGTGCGGCTATCCAAAATATCTCCCAGTGCCGTACACTGAAGAAGATTTTTGGAAAGATCTTCCTGACGAAAATTCTATAGGATATTCGATGGCTAAGAAGAATTTAATTATTCAATCTTGGACTTATAGAGAACAATATGGGTTCAATTCAGTTGTTCTCTTACCAGCAAATTTATATGGCCCTTACGATAATTTTGATTTAGAAACTTCTCACGTTGTACCGGCTCTGATTAGAAAATTCATTGAAGCTAAAGAAGGCGATTCTGATCAGGTGGAAGTTTGGGGCACCGGCACAGCATCAAGAGAATTTTTATATTCTCTCGACACAGCGAAAGCAATTTTGGATATGGCAGAAATGGTAAACGAAAGCGGCCCTTTTAATTTGGGCACAGGAATAGAAACGACAATTAGAGAATTGGTTAAAACTATTGCGGATCTTGTAGGATTTGAAGGAGAAGTTGTTTGGGATACATCAAGACCAGATGGTCAACCAAGAAGATTTTATGATATGTCAAAATTTAAAAAAGCGTTGGGGTATGTTCCTTCCACATCCCTAGAGGAGGGGTTGAAAGAGACGATTAAATGGTACGGAGGAAACAGATGAAGGGGGTGTATGAAGATGTCAAATCAAGGATCTAGAAAATATTTGCCAACTCTTTCAGAGTTGATTGATCGACTTTCAATCTCTCAGTTGAAAGAAGTTTTTATCACGGATCATAAAGAAGAATATTCTCAAGAAATTGCGGAGATAATACATGATATTCAACTTTGTTTGGATGAGCAAGGGGGTAAGGTTACGGCTGAAGCAATAAGAGCTATTGTTGTTTTGTCTCAAATGAATTTGCACATTTGGCACAACGAATCAAATTATCGTAAAGGTATTAAAGATGGTAATAATTTAGAATTAACCCATGGGCTGAATGGAATTAGAAACACAGCCAAAAATAAAATTCAAGAGATTGCCGGTGGAAGAAAAGATTATAAAATTGATTGCCTCGCAGCGGATTTTAAAGACTGGGAGATTAGCTGGTATAAAAATAATAAATAAGAGTTTTATTCATGAAAAATGCGTTAATAACTGGAATAACTGGCATGGTTGGCTCACACTTAGCTGATTACTTGTTGGAACACACAGAGTGGGAAATCTATGGTATAGCTAGGTGGAACGATAAGATGGACAATATAGAGCATCTTATGCCGAGGATAAATAACAAAGAAAGAATTCATCTATTAAATGCCGATATTAACGATTTGGCGTCTTTGTTGGAGTGTTTCTCAAAAGCCAAGCCAGACTATGTTTTTCATCTCGCTGCTCAAAGCTACCCTAAAACCAGCTTCTCAGCGCCTCTCGAAACACTTGAGACAAACGTGCTGGGTACCGCAAAGGTTTTGGAGGCGATGAGGGTCCTGGGCCAAAATCCTGTTACACATGTCTGTGCATCGTCGGAGATTTTTGGTCGAGTTCCAAGAGAATTTCTTCCAATTCACGAGGATGTTACTTTTCATCCAGCGTCCCCTTATGCAATATCTAAAGTGGGGACGGATTTAATTGGAAGATTTTACGCCGAAGCGTATGATATGTGCGTTATGACTACTAGGATGTTTACTCACACTGGTCCTCGCCGTGGGGACGTGTTTGCTGAATCGACTTTTGCGAAGCAGATCGCCATGATCGAAGAGGGGATGATTGCCCCTGTTATAAAAGTTGGGAATTTAGACTCGTTAAGGACTTGGTCGGATGTTAGAGATGCCGTTAGGGCATATTATCTTTTAGTTACGGTCAACCCAGTGGCAGGAGAATATTATAATATTGGGGGATCCTTTAGCTGCACCATCAGAGATATGTTGAACCACTTGTTATCCATTTCTTCTGTAAACAACATTAAGGTGGAAGTCGATCCGGAACGGTTGAGGCCGATTGACGCTGATTTGCAGGTACCGGATACGAAGAAGTTTAAAACACACACAGGGTGGGAACCACAGATAACGTTTGAACAAACAATGCAAGATCTGCTAGATTATTGGAGACACCAGGTCAAAACTGGTAGGAACTTCTTAACACGATGAAAATTTTAGTTATTGGAGAGACTTGCAAAGATATTTTTCATTATGGTGATTGTAGTAGGCTGTGTCCCGATGCGCCCGTGCCAGTGTTTAAGCTGATAAGCACTAAGGAGAATTGGGGAATGGCTAGAAATGTTGAAAGTAACATTCACTCTTTGGGTTCTGAGGTTGGCTTAATAACGAACAGAAGCGCAGCAACAATAACAAAAATTAGATATATGGATAATAGAACCAATCATATGTTTTTGAGAGTGGACGAGAATGATGATGAGTATGGAATGTTGACGGAAGAGGAAATGGAAAAAGTGGATTTTTCTCAATACGATGCTGTGGCGGTGTCCGATTACAACAAAGGATTTTTGTCTGAGGAAATATTAAAAAAAATATCTTTGCTGCACGATATTGTTCTCATTGACACTAAGAGAGTGGTAGGGGAGTGGGCTGAAGATTTTTTGTTTATCAAGCTTAACAGCAAAGAACATGAGAGCACCAAACACACATTGACTGAAAAACTAATAAACAAGGTGATAGTGACCAAGGGCCCACAGGGCGCACAGCACGGGGAGTCTTTATACCCCGTTCCTGCGGTGGAAGTTAAAGATACCTCTGGGGCTGGTGATACGTTCATGGCCGCGCTATGTTTTAAGTATGTGGAGAGCCGGGATATTGGCACGGCTATAAGGTTTGCCAATGAATGTGCCACAAGAGTGGTGCAGAGAAGAGGTGTTAACATAATATGAAAACCATTTTTACAAATGGATGTTTTGATGTTCTTCATCGTGGACATTTTGAATTACTTAAATATTGCAAAAGCTTGGGGCATGTTATTGTGGGCTTAAATAGTGATTCAAGCGTGCGCAGGCTAAAGACGAAAGAAAGACCCTTTTTCTCTGAGGAAGATAGAAAGTTTATGCTCTTGGGGTGCAAATATGTAGATGAAGTTATAGTTTTTAACAATGATACCCCCTATGAGTTAATTAAAAGTTTAAAGCCTGATATAATTGTAAAGGGAGGCGACTATGATCTGCGGGAAGTCGTTGGGAGTGATTTGGCTCCGGTCAAAATTTTTAACTATGTTGATGGGTTTTCAACCACTAATATCTTAGAAAGCTATAGAGTACGAGGAAGCCAATGACAGAAATTGATATAAAGTTTGTTCCTAAAGGTTGGGGATTCGAAAAGTGGATCGTTAACAATGAGGAATATTGTGGAAAGTTATTATATTTTGTGAAAGGAAAGCGATGTTCGTGGCACTATCATAAATTGAAGGATGAAGTGTTTTATGTTCAATCTGGAAAAATTTTAGTGAAATATTCCGAGCAAGATAGTTTAGAATTGGCTGAGGGGGTTATTCTTGAGCCGGGAGACAATTTTCACGTATATCGCGGCCTGAGACACCAGATGGTAGCGCTACAAGATACCGAGTTGTTTGAATTCTCCACACAACATTTAGATGAAGATAGCTATAGAATTATTAAAGGTGATGTTAGATAAGAGTTCCGGATATAACAAAAATTAGAAAAGAATTGGGTTTTGAGCCTACTTGTAAGATAAGAGAGTTAATAAAGAAGTGTTTGTCAAATTATACAAATTAAGGAGTTTAAAATGTTGAAATTGTCCGATGAAGCGTTAGGCGCAGTGATGCTGGCACTACAGAAGTCGTTATTAGAGCAGAGTGATATACTACCCGTGCTTAAAGGGTTTGATTTCAAAGTCAACGAGGAAGGAGAATTGTTTGTTATGAACCCTCCTATTGTTAAGTTTGGGCTAGAAGAAGTGCAGGAAGAGGAGCTAGAAGCTATAGGGAGCGACTAGTAGTGCCTAAGTATAAATATAGGTGCACTGATTGTGAACATCAGTTTGTTACTTTTCACTCTCTTAGGGAGAAATTATGTGACTGCCCTGTTTGTGGCATAATTGATTCTCTAATTAGGATACCTGGCATATTTGCATCTAGCGGTACGGGCGCCGTAGAGGGCCAGGCAGGGTCAGTGGTGAAGGAAAAAATAAAACAGTTTAAAGAAGACCTTGAAAGACAAAAGCAGGAGAGGAGTAGAGAGAATCATGAATAGATTTGTATTGCTAGCGTCGGTTTTGACAAACGGAATTTTGATTATGGCGGTGATGGGAGTTATGCCTTTCTTGTTGTTTCTTTTGACCGTTGTATGCATGGGTCTTGTGTGGTATACAAGGCGGCTTCTCCAGCAGCTACATAGAGTGGGCGATGATATTGAGTCAGTAAACCTGTTGGTGGGGGGCTTCATTGCCCACGTTGAGTCTATTCATGAACTAGAAATGTTTTATGGAGACGAGACACTTCAGGGGCTAATAAATCATTCTAAACAGACTTCGTCTCAGCTAGACGAGATTCTTGAAAGATACGACATTGAACAGGAGGATCTTAGTGACGAAGAAGAAGAAGAACCAATATTTCACCAAAGTTCATGAAGGCGCTATAGTAAAGTATGCTCTTTCTACGGACAAACAAGAAAAGACCGATTTGTACATACAGTACATCCAACCCGCTTTTAATGAGATGGTTGAGAAGATAGTATATACCTATAAATTTAACAATCTCCCCAACATTGAAGTTCTGAAAGATGATTGTAAGATATGGTTAACTACTATTCTTGATAAGTACGATGCGGGGCGCAACTCTAAAGCTTTTTCTTATTTTAGCGTGATAACAAAAAATTGGTTTATTGCAAAAATAAAGAAAAATTCTAAAGCTTGTAGGCGGGAAGTTTCTTACGAGCACCTTGTCAACGAGGCAGACACCTATCCGTTTCAAAACAGCGTGGAGAACCCTTATGAAGAAAAGAGAGAGCATTACGAGTTCTTTAACTTGCTGAAGGACAAGATAGGCGAGTGGGAGGGCGAAGCGCAGAAAGAAAAAGATAAGAAGGTGTTACAAGCTATATCCATAATAATGGAGAGTGCTCAAGATATAGAAATTTTTAATAAAAAAGCTATTTACTTATATATGCGAGAAATTACGGGGCTGAACACAAAACAGATAGTGAGCACCCTTAATAGAACCAGGATAAAGTATAAAGTTTTTAAGACCAATTGGGATGAGGGTGATGTTTAATGCCTAAAAAAAATGTTGAAGAGATATTACAAGATGCGCAAGATAATATAAAAAATGATAGGGCGCTTGCCACTAAGTTATTGTCTGATGTGATGAAGCATCTGGCTAAGGACCCTGCCAACCATCAACATGGGGGGTCGGTGGCGGCGAAGTATTTAGAAACCCTTCAGAGGTCTAATGAACAATTGGTAAAGATAGCAGCCTTAAAAAACAAGAGAAGCTCCCAGTCGGGGCTATCGGATATAGATAAAAAAGAGCTTTATGAATTAATCAAAGAGGAGTAGCAGTTCGTGCCGAGAAGAAGAAGAAGCAGTCGAGGAAAGCCCGTTTTACCCCCACAGGCAGCACAGGTGACGTGGGGGCCTGGATATAATATTTCACCCGCTGTGAACAATACAAGGCCTAAGTTTTTTCTTCAACGTAGAATTGCTGCTCAAGGGGGGGATTTTTGGTCTCTTGCTCGTCAAAATATTAAGCTATCGAATACTCCGGATATATTTGAGAATACAGGCGTATATAATGCTAAAGTTATTACACTTTTTAATAAGCGCGATCCAAACGCCACGGCTCAAAAAAATAATTTTTTTTCCAACATTGTGAACTTTTTTGGTTCTGCTGTGTTGGAGGAAGAGAGGTTTACTCCGATAGTCGTACAGTGCAGAGTTCCTGGAATAACGGACATGATTCCGGCCCCCAATGTTAATGACATCACAAAGGAATACTTGGCCAAGGGGGTTATAGGAAGTTATGCTGATGTTCTTGCATCTCTTCATCCTACATTTGTGTGTGTGAGTAACGACATGAACGTTCGCCTTGGTTCTTGGGTGACGGTTGAATTGGCTAACACTTATGATATATTTTCCAACTCCCCGGCAGGAGCCGGGAAAGTATTGGGGGTTGTAGGTGATTTAGGCTTGGGAGGCGACCCTTGTGCGGGTGAGCGCGGACGGCCACGCTCTAGAAGCGCTTCAGGCACAGTGATTACCTCTCCAACCACTCATTCTATCCCGAGCACCACTGGCACTCCAACTGTGAGGGATAATGTAAAGAATGTCTTTATTGTTGGAGTCGATAACGCCATAAGACCGGAAAATTCACCTGGTGAAATGATGAAAACAGCCTTTCTTAGTGAAGGCTATAGTACGTTTGTAAAGGAGAGCGGACATAAGATGACAGAGGGTGACCCGCGTCTTCCTTTTAATCAGGCTGAGGCCACCATCGAGAACTATGTTGCCAAGTTTGACGATATTTTTCATGCTAGTGAGGGAAAGATGATTGTTATTCAATTTGAAGAAGTTTTTACTACTCCTATAATAGGGAGAAGTTTAGACGGCACCCCAGTGGTTACGGACGTTAAAGGGGTTTTTGGAGCAATAGCTAACATTTTTAACGAATTGATGAAAAAGATTACGACACAGTTTGGGGCTGATCCAAAAGTTCTACTGCTGGGTTCCTTTAAGGTTGATGGCATCATGAGCAATTTTGGGGGGTCTCATAATGGAGTCCCTAACTCGTTTGAGATGGATAACAATGGGCTTTTTCAATTTCTTATGGCGATGGTTTTGGCGGGAAAGGACCTAACTACTACGGATGTTGACTTTGGTGGGGTCGGGTCCATCACAGGAGTTGGAGGGTTCGCCGAAGGGTGGCCCGACATTAGAATTATGAATCCTTACGCTCAAGATGGCAGGGGGAACCCTCAATTCTTGCCGAGTTTGATTGTAAATCCGCAGCCTGTAAATTTTGATGTCATGAAGATGACAGAAGAAGCAATAGCGTTCCTCGGTGATGGAAGCTCCCCAGCCACGGCTCCGACTACTGTGGCTGCTCCACCTACGCCCACGCCGGCCACGGCAACATGGGAAATTTCCGATGAACTGCGTGCTGTTATTGATCAGCTAAACAGTATGCTGTCTAGCCCTATATTTATACCCATCTCAAGTAAACCAGAGGCGGAAGACCAACTTACAGAAATAGGGATAGTGCTTGGCATGTCATTAGACGACGTGAAAATGCGTATATGGGGGGAGTCGTCGACGGGGCTCACGGAAGATGAGGCACGAACGCTGGTGCCCGGTATTGATGTTAATGATCTCGCTCTGATGAACGGACTTAAAGAACTTATTACACAGGCTGTAGCTATGGCCACTTCCACGCCAGCAGCCACGCCAGCAGCCCCAGCAGCAGCCCCAGCAGCCCCAGCAGGCGGCGGGTCCGCAGCAGGCGGCGGGTCCGCAGCAGGAGCGACATCGCCTACAGAAAGCCCTACTGCCGCCACTGCGAAACCTGATCCTTGTGAGGAAGTGAGTTCTCCAATTAGGGTAGCGGGTAGCGGGTCTCCTTATGATGATTCACGTTACCCTGATCCAAGCGGAGGCATGTTGGCAGAGGGAGGAAGGACATTCCCTTACAGAACTACAAGTGGAGTATTGCTTCCTCATGTTAATATTACAGCAGGCGATCAAAAAATACCTGCCGTTCGGACGACCAGTGACAATAAAGGCTTCGCTTGGATGGGGGGGTTAAGATCACCCCAAAGATATACGGGTGATAAGTTAGATGCTCCTGGCTATAAGGGTAATGTGTTACGGGTGGGTGGAGGTCCTCTTACGGTAAAACAGTGGAAACAAGCGTTTGAAGCCGTGCATATTGAGTGGCTTAATGGCAAAACTTTAGTGGTGAACAAAAGGGCACTCCCGGCCTACCAATTGGTCATGAAAGAAATAGTAAGTGATTACCCAGACCTTATTAATAAATGGAAACCTACAAGTCCCTCTTCTATGAGGTATGAGTGGACAAATTATGAAGAGAACAGCGATGGTACGGGTTATAAGAAGGCCAAAAATATAAAAAAAGCTTATAGTAGGGTAGGAAATATGAATACGCCCTTCGGAGGCGCCCGATCCCCAGGAAGGCACGGCAGTGAGCATTTTCTTGGGACCGCTCATGATTTAAGTCCGCCGAATAATGAATATACTACATCACGGTTGCCACCATGGCCGGCCACGCTCAGTAATAAGCGCAGATGGCCTAACCGTCCTCCCGGCGAAAATCGCGCCTCGGCGGCCCAGACGCTCAGTACTCAAACACCTGCCCAACGAAAAACATTTTGGCAAAAGCAGTATGGCGTCGATATAGATAACCTTAGTCCCACCAATCAATTGATGGTGACGGATATGCCTAGTGATTATATTAAGGTTATGAAGAAGTGGGGATTCGCGTGGGGTGGCGACTTTGGTGGCCATGGCAAGAACGCACGAACGGATGCAATGCATTTTGCGTTCATGGGCGATCCTCGGACTGCTGCTAAGGCAGCCAGTAGGCTAGGCGTCGATGCCAATTATCTGGTAATAGGTACCGCGTAATGAGGAGAAATTTATGAGTACTGATGTATTTGCGAGTGATGGGGCGACGTCTATATTAGACACTGTTGCTACTTTACAAGAAGAGATATTAAACTTAAACCTTGCAAAGACTGCAAAGGGAGCGCGACGTACCAGTGACTTGCCTGTTGCTACACGCGCCAAGCTGAAGAATCTACCTGAGGACGCCAAGGTGAGGGTGTCTGGCGTGGCTGGCTACCCTAGCGTAGAGCCGTTGCCTATTTTCGTCAAACAGGAAGCGGAGAAGTTATTGTCGGCTGACTACGGATCGGCTGATATTGTCTTGGGAGGCACGGATAGGAATGCGGCAAGAGGTAGCGGATACGCAGGCGATACGCAGGCTGCGAAGATAGATATGGTGGTGGGACGCGGCGGCTCAAATACTAGGTTTCTTGATGCCACCACAGGAGGCTCTTCATATATCGATCCTGACTTTGAAAAAGACTCTGCGAGAATCTATATGTCACAAAAGAGTAAAATGCATGAGTATTTTAATTTAAAGGCGGCCATAAAAGGTGGTGATGTGGCGGCTGAGGGGTCGTCAGCCGTTGTTATAAAGGCAGATAACGTAGGTTTAATATCCAGAGGAGCGTTGAAGTTGACCACTTTATATGGGGGAGAGAAATCAACAGGAGGCAGTAATGACTCTTATAGTGGAATTATTTTAATGGCAAATAATGACAACTCTGATCTTCAACCTTTAGTTAAAGGCACGAGCCTACTGAATGCTTTGCGCAGCATGGTCGATTTAATAGATGACGTAAGGTCAATCTTGGTGTCTTTTTTGGACATGCAAATGGATTTTAACACCAAGTTGATGAATCATAAACACATTTCGCCGTTTAATGCGGAAAACACCTCAGAGTCTCCGGATCTTATGGTAGCGGCAATGTTACACAATGCTAATCTTATGGCGAAGACATTCACGTCGCTCAAGAGTACTGCTATGAATTTAGCCAACCATGAAAAAGATTTCTTTGAAAAGTGGGGAAGTTCGGAAGGCAAATATATATTATCGGATTTCAACTACACGAATTAGGAACATATAATGGCGAACACAACATATGAAGTAGAGTTTAAGGCACACCTCCAAGATAGTCCTATCGTTTCACAAGACTTTGAAAAGTTAAAGGAAGCGGCTGTTTATCAGCTTGGCGCCATCCCCACCCTCTGGGATTACCTGATCAAGAAGAACCCTCTGGAGGGCTTTATTGAGGGACTAGAGTACTACGAACTTATCGACCGACTGACTGAAGCATTTCAGGACGATATTGATGATTTATTTGTTGGACCTCTTGACATAATAAGCGTAACGGAGGAGTCAGAGACCGAGGAGTGGGTTGACTATACGGACCCCGAGGATACGGTGGAGTTGGAGGCGCCTTGGTATCTAGTAGAGGCTAAAGCTACATTTTCGATTGCTGCTATACGCGCACGGGTCATAGAAGAAAACTTATTTAGAGTCGTGCCCATTCCAAACGCCGCAGAGGTGGCAGAATTCAATAGTTATGTGAATTTGTCTGTTTTGCAGTCCAGTTTTTGGGAGGTTTTCTTAAAAGAGACCCGGAGCCAAAAAAAGAATATAACGCATATTCTATTTGAGCCTAAGGGGTGGACTCTAGATAATATTATCGCGAAAGTCCCTCTTGACTATACCGACACAGAAGATGAGGGATTTCCGGTCTTTCAAGACCCAGATTTCGAATCTCGTATAATATTTGACCTACCCCCGTTAACACCAGTCGAGGTAATGGAACAATCTGCTGGTCCTGATTTTAAGTTTTTTAAATGTAGGTTTTGGGTGACCAAAAAGACGGATGGGAGCTTGGGGGGCGGTCTAGGAGCTATTGTCACAAAACCAGGGAAGCCCCCACGTTTTGTTTGGGGCCCACTGGACGCTGGAGACGAGCGGTATAGACTCTATCATGAGGACAATTCGATTACTTACAGCCAAGAGCTAGTCCAAAACGTTAGGAGTGGGTCAGGCGTTAAGCTCGGCACTCCTCCCGAGGAGGTCACCCCTGTCTTTGTACACACACCCACACTACCAGCAAACGCTTTGGGCTATAATCATTATGTTGAGGGTTATGTTGAAGCGAGACGTTTAAGGCTTATTCCTGGAGTTTTAGAGGGGGGTTTTTTTGCGAAACTTGCGGCAAAAAAACCTGCCACGGGACGCCCATCATCACCGGCCCTTGTGCAGCCCGACCTTCCTGTATATGGTAAAGCTGGCGACGCCGGCGCCGACATGCCACCGTGGCCCGGGGCCTTTACTTATAGTGTTTTAGTCGAACTGGATAATATACAATGGAACTCTCTCATCAAAGATGCTGGAGGCGGTAAACTCCCCACCGCCAGCGTTGATGGGGATCAGCCACTGCGAACGTTTGATGAGGCGGGTCTATGGCTAGGGCTAGGGGGGACGACCAATGTAGACGGCTTTAATGAGCCTGTTATGAATGCTTTAAAAATGCTTGGTGTGGATAAAATTCTACAATATTACAATGTGAACGTGGACTTCACACTCGCCATAGACAAGGTCAGGAAGCAGGTGGTAGATATTATACGTCTTCTTGTGTTTGGCAATGTCAAGATAGAGGAAGCAAAGGTGACTACAAGGGGCAGCCAAACAATTCGCCAATTTAAAATAAGTGTGCCTGTTAGGTTTGTAGATGCATTAGGCCAGTGGGTAGATACTTTCCAATGGGATCAAAACCTTGACGCCATTTTGGACCCAGACGAGGCAAAAGTTTTTGCGCAGACAGCCGCCAAGAGAGCCGCAAATATTGACGCCCTCACTGATAAGCTGTTTGCGTTGGTTACTTCGGCAGATATGAAGCCCTTAAGCCAATATGCTGGGTTAACGTGGACCGAGACTCAGGAAGAAACTGAAGACATCGCCACGTTTGATAAATTGTTGCAAGGAGGACAGTTCTTAGATGAGTTTATTGGGAAGGTCGAGGAAAAAGCTAAAGTTAAATATGTGGAAAGGCACATTAACACCCAGAAGACTTTTTCTACTTCATTTCAAATAAAAGATATTGCAACAAGAAAAGAAGATTTTAAAACAAAACTAAACAAATATGAAGCAGAGGTGAGCAGTAGTGGGGCATCTGTGTTTCTTGCGGTCCCACCAGGCCGGGGGGCTGCAACTGAAGCGGGTTCGAGTGTTCCTTCCATGCTGCTTCCTCGGGAACCGCTTAAGCTTAAGGAAGGTATTCTGCCCAACATTGAAAAGTTTTACGAGAATTTAGATGCGCTCCTCAAGAGAAGCGATTTTGCTTACAAGGCCAGCCACCCAAAGGATGGGATAGGAACGCCGGGGTCTCCTAAGGCTTCTGATTATGTGGAGATAGGGTTTGATAGAAACTTTAAAGTTATCTATGTGCTTTTCAATGGCTTTCCTATTGTCGAGGGGGCGAGTTATTGGTTTGATCAAATAAATGATAACGAGAGACGATATTGGATTACCAATAGTTTGGTACACAGGTATGCCGAGTTGATAGTGGAAGATGAGTCCCTTCCGTATGATGAGTTTCTTAAGAAGTATTTTGTAGGAATTTATATTTTCCCTGGAGGCTCTCTTGATACTCCCACCTACGAAGAATACAATGTGGCGGGTGATCATCGTCTTATGAGCGCTCAAGACCTCATGGAACAAAACAACCAGCGGTTTGAGGCAGAAACAACAGGAAAACTCAGCGGCGAGTTACAGGCAGCAGTGGGTAAAATAGAAAGTATTCGTGACACGTTTTGGACGAATTTACCTGAGGTCCTTAAAACAATTAACACCATTGAAGACGTATATGAGAAAATTTTGAACGTTGTGCCTCTTGAAAATATCCTAAATCAAATAATTGCGTGTTCTGCGAAGGAGTTGGCCGGGGCGAACCTACAAGAAACTTTAATGGCATTGATTCTTAATGAAATCTTTTCTGATTATGAAGAGAACCGCGAACAGATCGACAAGATAGTGAAAGAAGTCATTGATGTTATGGCGGCGTCTGCCGACTGCACGATGGAAATATTGTCGTCGGTTTATGTGATAAAGGGAGTCACAGAAGGGCAAGCGCAGAACATTATTGATAATGTGGCAGCGGGCGCCCTTTCAGAGGATTTGGGCCTCTTGGCGTCTGAAACGTCAGCAGACGCCATCATTTTTCCCGATGAACCTCCTGATTATTTTATAAACGGCGCCCCCGAGAATGTTCAGGGGGTTCCTCTTTACACCGAGTTGCCGGAAGCTGTTTTTTCCGATGATGTCTACAGGGTGGCTGGGAACACGGCCCTTTTGAAGAATGGAACCACTGGGGGCGCTTCAACGCTTGTGGTGTTACAAAAAGGTGATTTGGTACAAAGAAAGAGTAGTAGTCTTGGTCATTATAAGGTGGAGCTTCTTTCTCAACCCAACATAGGGGCTACTGGCTACATCAAACGAGATTCGCTTGCTAAAGTTTCATTTGACGACTTTGGGGTGACGGCGTTGCTATCAGACTTTGTTAAAGTACAAGTGGCCAATGAGACATTAAGAGAGTATAATGGCAGGGTTTATCGTAGAATAAGAGTGCTAGACAATGAAAGGAATACTGAACACTACGGGCGCACTGGTTATGTCGAGTCTACACTATTGCAGCCCGCCTCGGAATATGCGACACAGCTTGATATTGCACGCGATAAATTAATATTTCTGCATTGGGGGGACAGTGCATCTACTCGGTCAAATGATCATCAGGATGGGCTTGATGGTGAAGTAACTTTATGGCAGGATTTTCTTCTTACCAAGCCCACTACTACTTTTACTGCCACGGATGGCATGTATGGGCCAAAAACAAGGGATGCTACGAAGGCTTGGGCGGCTGGCTCAGGTGGTTTAACTGCTGCTCAAAAAAATGATGACATCTTTAAGCCTTTGCTTGATCCTGGTAATGTAACTATTGGTGCTTTTAGATATTTTATGCGAGGGACGGTCACTTCTGGCTTCGAAGGAAAAACACTTGCTGAAATTGAAGAGGGGATGGCACCCTTTAGCATGAAGATTCTGGGTAACGCGGCTTATGCGCCACCTGGTTTTTATACGCAAGCAACACCACCGGGAGGTGCACCATGCGTGGAGTTGTTTGCTAAAACGGCCACCACGAGTAGATATCTAGATATTCTTAAAATAAAACTTAATACTGCTGTTGGTCCTAAAAAGCCACCTATTCAAAAGAAGATTGATGAAGTTAAGGCAACTTTAACTGATCTTCTTTTGCAATATGAGCAATGTGCGAAACAGAACAACTTTAGTGTCAAAAATGGCAGGTATACTTACATCTACAAAACCGATGTAACAGACGAAGAGATTGTCAGCCAGGACGCCTATAAACTTGCGTTCGCCGTAACGGGGTCGTGTCTTGAGAAGAAAAAAGCTTTAGCCGAAGCGCTATCAGGAAGTCCCGTTGAGGAGGGCGCCATGGCTGAGGTAAAATGGCCTGGATCAAATTTTGCAACTGATGCACAACTGGTAGCTTTTTCTGAGTGGCAGGCGTGTTTAAATGACACAGTAGAAGAACAAAAAGACTTGTTAAAAGATATTGCGTCGGATCTGCCCGAATCAGACCAAGAGAAGGCATCAGTGCTTGATTCATTGCCCGATTATCCCCTACCAACATCAATGGCAGGAGTTTTCACTTTATTTGTGGATCAAGGAATTATTCCGGTTAACATAAGCATGCACCCTCAAGCAGGAGCTAGATTTTGGAAGGCTTTTAGTTCGCCAGGGTCCAAGTGTTTTGGTCTTGTCGAAGAAATAGCGGAACTAATAATTGCAATCATAGAGAAGGAGTACCCTGAAGTCGTTAAGATTATTAAGGAAATAATTACGACTTTCCAAACGGCGATGGCCACGTACAGAACTACACGGGCCGCCATCGAGAGCGGCATAGCTATGTATAAAAATTTCGGAATGCCAAGCCTGGATAAGTTCCCTATTGATGGCTACGATAAACAATTTAAAAAGGTGTTCTACGATACTCTTAAAGAGGCAGCAATATCGCTTATATCTGAGTTGGTTAATTCGTTGCTTGCGTACTTGATTAGACAGTGTAATGAGCAAGATGTGCCGTCTGAGGAAGTCGCACAAGTCGCAAAGGATATAGCACAGGGGTATGCTGATGACCCCGGAAACATATCGCTGCTTAATGACATCTTAGCTGGTTATAACTTTATTGTGGAGAATTCTATGGCGGGAGATCAATCATCTTCCGACGCTCTCAATGTGCCGCAACTGATACAAGAAATGATTGAGGGGCTGTCCCAGCAGGAGATATGTTCGATAGTGACGGGGAACGCATCAGAGTATTTGCTTACGAGCATTAAGACAAGTTTGAAGGCTCTTTATCCCACGCACGCTAACGTTTTTGACGATAGTTTTATAACTACTATTTGTTCTGTTTTGATTTCCTTTGTGGGCGTCGACTACTGCCTAGAGTCCCAATCTACGGGACCCGACCCTTCCGCTGGGTATGACGTGTGCGATGACACCCCAGAGGGCTCCTCTGATATGTCTGCCGAAGAGGCAGCGGCTCATAGCCAACAAAAGCTTCAGGATGCTTTAGACGCGATGCAAAAAGCCCTTGATTTGATGGAAAATCCGGAAATCCCGGCCCCCGATCAGTGCCAGATTGCTAAAGATTCCTACCTGTCTGATAGTAAATTTGTGGAAAGGTTAAGAAAGAATATTGAAGCAAGCTTATTTTCGGTGCAAAAGACATTTGATAGAGATATCACCAATTACATTCCACGTCTTACCAACATTGACGAGAATTTCCGTGAAGCGTTGGCATCCGTCAGAGAAGCATTTCCGATTGGAGAAGGAGTACAAGACGCCCTAATTAGTGGTATTGAGGAGGCGATTGGGGGGGAAGTTATCGGCCCAGGCGGGGCTATCGGTGCGCTGGCGAGTAAAATTGCTAAAGACGAGGCCACGAATAAGCGCCGTAAGCAGTTGGATGGGCTACATAAAGCTCTCTCTCCTTCGGTTGTTGTGGCTATTGTCGATACCTTGGGCAATGAGCTTACCATTGCGCCAAAATTTGTTATTCCACCGGATGCCGATGGTGAGCGCGCTCTTGAGGTGATAGGGAGGGCGAGGGCGTGGATTAGCTATGACGAGGGTCTTGATATGACCGACTATTTGGGCGCAGCTATTGAGGGCGACCTTGAGGCGGCGGCAGCCCCATCCTTTGCTGCTTATTTAATAAAAGTAGGTCAAGAGAGAAAAGAACACGGCAATTATATTACCCAGTATGCAAGCGCCTTCAGGTATATCAAGCTTGGGTTCAAAGCGGGGGAGTTGGCCGTGGAAGGCGAGTCAAAAGCCCTGCCTGGAGAAACATTCGACCAGAATATAACAAAGTTTATTTTTGGCCTTACGGGCATATATCATGCCGCTTGTGGCGCTGTATACCAGGACAGTTGGTACGCCGCGCCAGGACTCAAATTTGCCAACGCTACAATCGACCCAGGGATGGTGCCCGGAATACTTCCAACAGCAGAAGTTGATGAAGGTAACGGCGCCAAGAGGGAGAATGCTGAACTGGGGCTGATTTTACTTGCTGCAAGAGATAATAATTTTAATCTATCTATTAAAATAAAAGAAGAATACTTAGCGCAGACCGATGCCTTAAATCTTGAGACTGGTGTTTTATTGCCCGAACTGAAGGAAGAGTTGCTTAGCAAGAACATTGGTGACGTGGTGATAACAGAAGATAGTCTAGAATATAATGTAGATATAGATTTTGATTATACCATAGCGGGTGCTGAGGTGTTTGACTATTCACTTCTAAAGAGTACCGTGGTGAGTGATAGCTATCTTGCTAAAATAAAAGAAAAGCAAAATCTTTCTTACGAGATCGCTGGGGGCTTGGCCATGGATAAAGCTCGTAGAGACATCATTAAAGAGGTTGTGGGCGAATCTTTTGAGAAAGATTACTATGGAATTAGATATATTAAGAGTTTGATAAATGATAACTTGTCTCTCATTCTTGATATGGACATGGAAGATCCCACAACGTGGCCAGAGGGGATGCAAAATAAGACACCAGATTTTACAGACGCAGTGGCTAAATTTCTTTTTGATCGCACTCTCAGGACGGGTATTACCAAGTCTATTAATAAGGCGGGCGAGTCTGAATTCTTCAGCCTAAGCAAGATGGGCACATTAACTCTAGCTCCAACCTTGAAGCAAGTTAACTCTAAATGTGAGGATCTTTCGGTGTCAACGGGGGGAAATCCTTCGAAATCTCTTTTAAACATTGATCAACTGAGTGCTCTTATATTGATGATGTTCCGGCACCGGTTTAATCCCTGCACTCCCGATAATGATGCCTTGAAGACATCGATGGTTGATGGGTATATTATCGGGTACATGCGTGTTTTCTTAATTGACATCATTTTGAAAGGAATCTATGCGTCATCGACCATGAAACTAGAAGATATTTTAAAAGATGATTTAGTTTTAGATTATTTGTTTGATAAATTCATAGCGGAGTTGGAACTTCCCTCACGTTCAAGAGCGGGAGGGCCGAAAACTCCTGCTTATGAACTTTTTAAGGAGCGTGCGCCTGAGATCGTGGAAGTTTATCAACAGCAACTGGGTTCCATAATTATTGGTGGGTCTTCGAAAAGCCTTTTGCGCAAGCTGTTTAAAGCTCAAGTCCCTGTGGTGGCCGATACCTTTAGGACGTTCGTTACTCGAAAGTTTGACCAAGAAGGCCTTGTTGACACTTTCATTTTTCCTGACATTAAATATGTCGTTGATGACCATACTAAACAAGGAGGCTTCCTATACGGTGACGACGGCAGCGTGTTTAGCTTGATTCACGGCCCTCCGGAAGGTGGCGGCAAGAATCTGCGCGAGGCCATCGATGATGAGGGCGGCGTTTTTATGTTTCAGAAGTATATCAAGCTCATCCAAAAGAAAGAGAGCGCAGGTGCTAATGCTAAGTATCGTCTAGATGTTCTCCTCGAACCCGGAAATATCGGGACCGGCCCAGGCCAAGTGGGCGCACTTGAGCACCAATATCTCGATCAGATTAAAATTAGACTGAGTAATCTTGAGGATGGGAGTGGTGCTCTTCCTTATTATATTTTAAGGCCTGAAACGGTGGCTGACCTTCTTCAGCCGACACCGGGCCTACCGTTTGGTGAAGAACTTCAAGGCCTCATAAGAGAATGCTTTACATTTTCTTCTGGGATGGTGCTTAATTGGGCAACAAAGTCTGCTTCGAAGTCCTCCGGGGAGGGTTCGGGTGGGCCCGACTTCGATGGCGGCACACTTAGTGAGTTGCTAGCTTCCGCAGACACTAAAGGGAAATTTAATATTAAAATTGCGTCCCACGACTTACTTCCCTTCTGGCATGAAGAAGAAGCAAGTGTTTTCTTTTTCCCAATAAAAATAATAGAAAAGGAGAAAATTGAAGATATTACGCTAGGGTCGGCCCTGATTGTGGATGGTGTTTCTGCGACTTTTTTCAATCTACTAAGAACATACATGGAGGGCCAAGGCGAGCCTGAATTCTTCAGCCTTGAGGGCGACAAAGGTTTTCTTTATGATAGCCTCGAACAGGTATGTCACACTAGTGGGCTATTTATGACCGAGGGCCTTAAAAAAGAGATTTTAGAGTCTCCTCAAATCAAAGTGTTGTTTGAGAGCGTTGTCCCACTGGCTCGATATGCGGCAATTCCCCTTATTTACACCAGCGTCAAGATCAACAATGACTTTGATTTAAGAGATCTGTTTTCCTCAACTAAATCGCTTCTTTTAAAGTATATTAATGTGCTGCTATATGGATCAAAGAACACTTTTACTGGAAAAGTCATGGTTTCTAACATCATACAAGATAATGAGAGCGGAGCAGATGATGAATTGGCTGACATTTTTAGTAGCTTTATAGTTAAGGCGCTTTACAGAACCCCTCTTATTATCGTTAAGGGGGTTGCCGAGATGGTTGATCCTAACATCGCTCTCACAAAAAAGATATTTGATCTTATGGATTTGGTGACAAAACTTTCTTTACAGCTAACACTAATGACTGCAAGGACTGCTTATAACATAGCAAAAACAGTTAGAGATAACGCAGCAGCAGCAGCAGAGAGTACTGAAGGAGCAGTGGTGCCTCCTGAAATGCCCGATAGTTTTGATGAGTGGTTTGAGGAAGAGGCCGGCTTCCCGCCTCCGGACCCCACAGTGGGCATTCCTTGGCCGGTTGCCGCAGCACTAGCACCTGCACTTGCGCTCTCAATGATGCCTTCCATGTTTCCTTATGGGGTTGGTTTTCCACCTCCTCCTATGTTTGGGCCTGGCGTGGGTCCGCCCATGACACCGTTTGCAATTCCATATTTAGCCTTTGGGCTTATTAAAAATGGTTCATGGGGTTCCGACGCAGGAGAAGACAATTCCTCTATATGTCCCGACATCATCACTTAAATTCGCGAGAATAAAATTACTTGAGAGCCATAATTATAGAGAGGTAATTTTTTATGTCCTTTGGATTTGCACCGGTAGCCCCTATAGAAAAAGACTATAATGATGGCTTTAAGCTAACAAAGACTTTTGAACAGAACGCGCTTCAGAACTTAAAAATGTTTATTTTAACGAGTCCTGGAGAGAGAATTATGGTACCGGCGTTTGGGCTTGGTATAACGCGAAAGTTATTCGAGAATGATGATCCTGGCGTAAGAGAGGACATCAAGAATCAAATAGTAGAGGGAGTGGCGCGATATTTACCTTATATTAAAATATATAGTATATATGTAACATCATTTGAGAATGATCGGTTTCCTTCTACGCTTACGCTACAAATAAACTTTTCTACTTTATCTACAAAAGAGAGTACATTGCAAAAACTAAACATTACATTATAGGAAATTCGTTATGCCCAACAAAGTGGTCCCGATTAAATACACTGCTAGAGACTTCGATACGATCAAGAGGGCCGTTGTCGATCACGCACAAAGATATTTTCCAACTACGTTTCAAGATTTTTCGGAAGCATCGTTTGGCGCTCTTATGGTTGATGCGGTTGCTTATGTGGGCGATGTTATGTCGTTTTATTTGGATTACCAAGCTAACGAATCGTTTCTGGAGAGTGCGCTTGAATCTCAAAATGTAATTAAGATCGCCAAGCAGATGGGGTATAAGTTTCGTAACAATTTTTCCTCAACTGGCATAGTATCGCTTTTCGTCAGGGTGCCTCGATTGGCTAATGGCGTGGGGCCCGACCCAGACTATCTGCCCATATTGAAAAGGGGAACAGAGTTCACAACAGGAAACGGGAATGCCTTCACATTAGTAGCTGATGTTGATTTTTCATCTTCGAATAATCGTGTGGTGGTGGCAACTGAGAGTGGGGGCGAGCCTGATTTTTATGCTGTTAGGGCATACGGTACTGTGATTTCGGGACGACTGGTTGAAGAAGCCATATCGGTAGGAAGCTTTGTGCGATTGCGTCGCATCCCGCTTTCATCCAATTTAGTTACAGAGGTAGTATCTGTTTTTGATTCGGCGGGTCATGAATATTACGAAGTAGATTACTTATCACAAGATGTGGTCTATACTTCTGTTCTCAACCGACTTGACACGTCTAGTAACGCTCCAAAATACATGATAAAGCCAAAATCAGTGCCACGTAGGTTTACTGTGGAATACGAAGGAAATCAAGTTTATTTACAATTTGGCTACGGATCTGATGAAAATTTGAGAAATGAGCCGTTTAAAAATGCGAGTGACGTGGTTTTAAAGAGGGTGGGACGTTCGTATGATGCATCAAGAAACTTTGATCCTTCGAACTTGGTTAAAACCGACAAGTTGGGGGTGGGGCCATCGGACACGACGCTGTCGGTCAGGTATCGAATAAACTCTAGGGACATGGTAAACGCCACCCCCAATTCTTTAAAAAATCCGTCTAATGCGATCTTTGAATTTCCGACTACCAGTTCAAATATTAGCACAAGAGAAACAGTGATAGGCTCTCTAGAGGTGAACAATGATGCCGCAATAACTGGAGATGTGACTGTGCCGTCCATTGAGGAGCTTAAAATTAGAGCAAAAGATCAATATGCCTCTCAAAATAGGGCGGTCACGAAGGCTGATTATCAGGCGCTCGTGTATCGGATGCCACCAAAATATGGGACCGTCAAAAGGTGCGCGGCGATACAGGATCGAGATTCTATTAGAAGAAATTTAAATCTATATGTTCTATCGGAAGACACAGCGGGAAAACTGACCACCTCTAACCTAATTTTAAAACAAAATTTAAAGACATGGCTAACAGGCTATAAGATGATCAACGATACGATAGATATTTTAGATGCTCGTATCGTGAATATCGGCATTGAGTTTGTAGTGAGAGCCTCCCCCGATAAAAACAGGTTTCAAGTTTTAGATGATTGTACTGCTGAGTTGGAACAATACTTCCGAGCCAACTCTTTTGATGTTGGTGAACCTCTCTACGTTACTGATGTTTATAAGCGGTTAAACCGGGTGGATGGTGTTATTGATACTATAGACGTTAAGATAGTTAAGAAAAAAGGAGCGGATTACTCAGGAGGGGCGTACAGCATGAGCAAAAATTATTCAGCGGATGGCACAATTCTTTACATTCCTGAGGATATGGTTTTCGAAATAAAGTACGCAACGCAAGACATTAAAGGGACCATTAAATAATGACGCTTAAAAGATATCTTGCTAGTTTAGACACCACCATAACCAACGCATTCAAGCCGGATTTATCCACAAGGGCTACTGGATCTAATATGGGAGCGTCGGATGTCACCGAAGTATTTGAAATTTATGGTCAATCTGCCACCTCTTCCCTTGAGAAAAGTAGAGCCCTTTACCAATTTCCTATAGATACAATTGCGAGCGATAGGACTGCGACTACAATTCCTGACTCTGGCTCGGTAAAGTTTTTCTTACGCTTGTTTAATGCGAAGCACTCATCTACTGTTCCAAAAAATGCAACTTATGCGATAAGTGCGATCTCTCAA